GTACTTCTTCACCATTAATTTTGACAACTACCTGTGCATCTAAGTCCAAGTCATCTGCAGTGAACACATCAGAGTTTTGGGTAGGGGATTCTTCATCACCATCCTCATCAATGTCTTCCTCTTCAGTTTCTTCTTCGACTTCCTCACTTTCTTCATTAACGACTTCATCAGATTCATCTGGGTCTTCGTAATCTGATTCAGACGAGTCAACCTCTGGTATCTCTTCATCGGGTAGCGATTCCTGTACGAACGAAGAGTTCGATAGAACGGCATCCAAGAGTTCCTGCTCGGTTTGACTATTACTAGCTACTGCAGGAATGTCATCCGTATTGGGTAGAGATTCGTTTGCGTTTGCCATATTTTAATTCCTCAATTATACTGCTGATTTAGCTGGTTGATTAGTTTGCTTCTTAGCTCTAGGAGCCTTAGGTGCTGCTGGTGCTTTAGGAGTACTAGCTTCAACCATCTCTGAATAACGGTCCTTTAGTTCGTATAGATTTACTAAAGTACTACTATTCAGTTTAATTTTACCTGGACTGCGAGTACCATCATACTCCAGTACATTAATCATTTCTTTGATATTCTCTATTAACTTAGAGTAATTTACTACTTTAACTGCCATTACTTATCCTCACTTTTTAAATATTCTACGTTCTTTCCATAGGTCTCATACTCAACAAGTTTCTGTCGAACATCTCCCAAGGCTAATGCTGAATTATAAATAAATTCACGGGTCTTAGTTTCATGTGGGTCTGTCTTTAACCAATGCATGAAGTAAGTTACTAATAGTTCCCCATACGCATCATCAAAGAACTCATCACGTTCCTTGGATGCGAAGGCTGCGTTGACTAACGCTTCCTTTGCTACTGCATCTGGGTGGGCTTTCTTCAGGTTCTTCTCACCTGCCTTACGGTATTTTTCCATTAATTATAATCCTAGTTGGTTAGCGAGCTGAGAAAGTTCATCCTCTGCTCCTTGGGGTTGTTGGGCTTGAGCGCCCATTACTTGTTGAGCCATACCAATAATCTCTTCAAAGCTAGGTTTAGGTGGTGGTTGTACACCTTCCTTCGCTGCTTTAATAGATAGGTCTGCCCATTCTTGGAAGTGCTTATCAATAGCGATAGCCATTTGACGAGAGTTATCTTCAGATGTATTCTTAGCTTGCGCTTCAGTATACGTAACGTTAGCTTGAGCCAGTTGAAGTTGTGCTTGTGCGTTAGCTTGTGCTGCTTGTTGTTCAGCTTGTTGAGCTTGCTGCTGTGCACCCATAGCTTCTTGAGCTTGTTGTTGGAACTCTGGAGTAGTGTAATCCATCAAGTAATCATTAGAGTCTAGACCAACAGCTTCAATCATCTTAGTTGCAATGACAGCCCCTGCATCTGGTTTGATAACCATTTGCTGACCACCTTGTATAAGTGCTGGTAATACTTCTTGACCTACTCTCTGTAGCTTCTGGATTAAGTTCATGTTAGAGTTTTCACCGATATCCAGGATAACTTCACATTCCATCTTTCTAGGTAGATCCTTAGGATTAATAGAAAGATACTGACTACCCGCAACCATACTGATATTCTTATTCAGGTTCTTACGCATAGTTCTATAGACACCCTCTGAGAGAGCCTTAAGACCTGTCTCAGCGAAACGACGAGCGATATGCTGGATACGTTTCTGGGATGCAGACTGAACTGCTTGAAGTTTAGCTTCACTGTTACCTGAGACATATAAGGTATCATTAAGACCTTGTGCAGCCTTAGACATACCTGTAGCTTGCTCTTTGATAACTTGTAGATACTCTAGTAGAGGAACTGTACCAGTACTAATAGTCTCTGGTTGTAGAGCTTGTACTGCACCAACTGGACTTCCGTTAGTAGGGATAATCTGTTTAGGTCTCATATTCTGGAGAGCAGAGAAGTCTACTACATTAGGATCAGCTAACTTAGGTGAGTAGTTTGTTAAGTAAGTATTCTCTACGAATCCACGAAGGATAGCAGTAGACGCTAAAGTAGATGAACGAGCGAAGTCAGACATAGACATACCATAGAATTCAAAAGGAATATCTATAGGAGCTAGGTGAGCTAGAGGAATGCTATCTACATCTTCTTCATAAAGAATGTAGTCACCTGCTACGATTAAATGCTTAAGCTCTGCAATACCGTCACCATCTCGGTCTACACTTACCCAACACTCAGTTACTAATACTTCTTTGTTAGCTTCCAGGAAATCTGCAGCGGAACTAGAATCAGACAAATAGTTCTGACCTGTAACCATCTTACGTGCTGCGATATCTTCTGTGTATCTAAAGGAAGCTTCTTCTAAACGATCCCACATATCATCAGCTGTTAGTTGTTCAGCGATGTCAGGGTACATCTTACGAATGTCAGAACGTGACAGTTCTGTTTGGATACCTACGAAAGAAGCTTCATCAATACTACGTGCATCACGAGCAATACGGAAGTTCTCTGGAGGAATGTTCTCAATCTTTACACGACTCTTATCTGTCTTACGACGTAGACGAACATCAATGTATACAAGGTTAGCTTCACCAGTACCAATAGTAGTATCTGTAACAGACACCTCAGGGAATTCATTCTCATAGGTTAACTCACCAATGATCTCTACATTCTCATCTGATAGTAGTTCATCTAACTTTAAAGAATCAATACGATCATATTCTTCAATCTCGTACTCATAATCTTCTACATAATCCCAACGAATCACACTGTTCTTCCAAAGAAGGGCAGCTTTAATCCAAGAGGATAAGATTTCCCAACCTTTGTTTTGTTTGAAGATTGCGTGGTTCGTAATAAGACTTGCTTCTTTTGCTCTCTGAAAAGAGTTAGGTTCATTATCTAAAGGAACGAACTTAGCTAACTTCTGGTTATTCAAGAACAGATCACAGAGTACAGCAGTGTATGCTTCAATTACTTCTGTGGTTGATGTATCAACGATTGAAGACACACCTTGAGGAGCCAAGTGACCTTTAGCTAATCCAGCGTACTCATAGGTAGACTTAAGACGTTCATTAGTCAAGTCGCTACTGTTGAGCCAATCACCATTACTTTGAGCGATACCATGGGAGACAAAGTTGATTAGATCTTCATCAGTTACCTTTTCCATTATTTACCTCTCTTAATAGGGATATCTTTTGTATTAGACAGATTCTTGTAGTCATAACCCTTATCACCTGCTAGGGTTCGTTGGGGTTTATCTTTTACTTCTTTTTGTGGAGCATCCACTTCTTGTACAAATCGAGACATATTCCCCTCCTTAGGGTCTATCAATCAAACATATTAAGTTCATTTTGAAGTATTCTGATATGGCTATATCCATGATTATAATATTATATAGGTACGTCAGAACACTTTAAGATGGGCATTATTTTATACCCCCTGCAATGCCAGACAGGGTGAGGACGTTGGTATTCTTTACAACCAATTAATATCGTCTTGATACGATTGGTTAATTTTGTTTTTCCAAGAAATATTATTATTAGATAACTTATCCCCATGAGTTCTTAGAACTTCACACCCCATCGCTAATGCCATTACGGTATCATCGTGGGTTCCTGGGGCAGCTTCAGTTTTACCTGTAGCAGTAGATATATAATCTTTTAATTCTTGTATCATGATATTAGATGGGATTAGTACCCCTTCATCCTCAATGAGTTTCTTGAGGTTACCAATGATAACTGGTTTAGTCGCTTGAGTAGTCCTGAACCCAAGGCGTTCACCAGAGTCATTTGAGACATTAGCAATCTTAGTTTGTTTATAAAGATTACTATGGCCCATAGACTCCAGCTTCTGTAATGTAGCTATACCCATATTGTTAGACTCAACAAGGAGGAAAGCATTATTATAATAACGAGACAGATAGAAGAGGAACTCCCCATAAGTACTTGGGTCTATCCTGTTGTCTCTGTACATAGCTACTACTTTGTACTCTGCATCCATTACAACAGCTACACTATAATCTTGACCTACGCCAAGACTAACATCTGCTGCTATAATATAAGGTGTCTCCCATTCTGGGTACTGCCACTGAAGAAGTTTCCCTTCTCTACCTTCTTCAAACATCTTACTAGATGGATCCCAGTTACTGATCTTAGTAGGTTGCTGAGGTATCAATTGGTTTAGCTTGTCTATATCAAAAACATTACTACCAGATACTAAGAAAGCTTCATCAGCATTCGAGGGATACTCTTGCTTAAACTTAAGCTCTGTACTTTCCCCTATCTTTATTCTTCTCCAGAACAATTGATCGTTGTCTAGGTTATAGTCTTCTTTCAGCTTCTCTTCTTCTAACGTCAACTCCATCCCTTCAGGGGCAGGTGCTCTATATTCAGAAGTAAGAAACCAAGGAAGGAAGATAGGCATGTACTCATTCTCTCCTGCTACAGCACCCTTCCATAATCTATAGAATTCTCCAGTAGCACCGTTAGCAGTACTCTCTAGGATTACCTCGGTACCTGGGGAGTTAGAGACACCCTGGAACAAACCAGCTAGTATCTTCTCATCATGCTGCCAGAAGGCTACCTCGGATGCATGGAGGATAGTCGGAGTAGTCCCTCGACCAGCTTCAGGAGAACCCGCAGTATACAATCTGTAACCTGCTACTGCTTCTTTATCTCGGAAGCTAGGAGATTTCAATATGATTTCTTTAGCGTTACTTCGGATCTCTTTGGGCTTTAGGGTACCCTGCATGTTACTAATGAGGTTCTTGGACATAGTGAACAAGTTGTCTGAAGTAGCACTGTCATGAGCTAGGATAACTGATTTAGAATGAGGAGAGAAGTAACTCTTCCAGAATACTCTACCAGTACAGTAAGTGGATATACCTTGTTGTCTAGCTTTCAAGATGATAGCTCGGACCTTACCAGTTTCCTTAAGTTGCTCATTTAATTTTTCTGTAATTATTTTCTGTGGTTCATTCAAGTTAAATGGGATGAACCCCCTTGATGAATCCTTGGGTATAATCTTAACTTGCTCTTCTACGAACAATGCAAAGTCATCCCTATACTTATCGAGGAGTAATCTCTTTTCTTTCTCTTCAATAAGCTTTAATAGTTCTTTCTTATGTCGAGCGGAGCGAGGCTCCTCTTTTGATAGTGAAGCACTAGGGCTCCCATAAGTAATTGTACTATTACTCATATTAGCTTGTCCTCGCTATGTGATCTGGGTACCCCTTGGGGTTACCTTGGGTTATCTTGGGTTATCTTGGGTTATCTTGGGTTATCTTGGGAGTACTAAGGGGTTCCTTGGGAAATATTGATCTCTTGAGTATACATAAGAGAGAGGAATATATATAGGTACCCTCATATAACTCGGTACCCCCTAGATTTCCCTAGGAGCTTCCTCAGTATCACCTCAGTACCTATAGTCATAATTATCCCTAGGAGTTCTCTAGGAGGTTCTCAGGGACTCTCAGGTATATGTGTGGTGAGTAGAGCGAACCTCTAAGGTGTGTTAGGTTCTATAAGGGTGACAAAGGTAGTATTGCAGAGAATCTAAGGGGATATGTTGGGTTATCTTGGGGGTACTAAGGGGTACCCGAGGTGAACTTACATAGTGGTGCATAGTGCACACTAATGGTGCATAGGTATGTAGACACAGATTAGGTATTCCTTGGACACTCTCTTGGACACTCTCTTGGACACTCTCTTGGACACTCTCTTGGACACTCTCTTGGACACTCTCTTGGATACTCTCTCAGATATCTCTCAGTTCTCTCTCAGATTCCCTCTCCTCTCTCAGACCCTTGAATTTCCCGTAAAGGAACCTTTGTCACCCTTAAGGAGCAAAGGGACTATTCTTAGTATATCTATACTCTATTCTTAGGTTATAGTAGAAGAAGTAGTTCCTAGGATACTCTCTCAGTATCACCTCAGTATCACCTCAGTAGCATCACTACGTTCTGCTTTGTAAGGACAACTAGGATAGAGTATCACTCTGTTCTATCTATATGATAAACTATTAATATACTTAGGAGTACATATGACTTACTATGTTGTAAATGGGGTAGTCTATACTAATCTTTCAGAAGCTCAAGGAGCTATGAAGTCTTAATAATCTTAGAGGGTTTCGCTAAGAACCTCACAAGGGTTTCGCTAAGAACCTCACAAGGGTTTCGCTACGCTCAACCTTAAGGAGAAGGTAATAACATCTTCTTCTATTTAATAAATACTTAAAGGATATCAATATGTCATTTGAAAACAGAAACTTCAGAATCGATAACGTACAACTTAACTGGGCTAAACTTGACCGTCCAGTAGAACCTTTCGGAACTCCTCAATGGGAAGTTCAAGCTCTTACTACAGATAAGAAGTTAGCAGATAACTTAGCTAAAGAGCACTTCAATGTAAAAGAGAAAGACGGTAACTATGTTATCTCTCTTAAACGTAAAGCTCTTAAACGTGATGGTACACCAAACAAACCACCACAGGTAGTAGACAGTAAGCTACAACCTATGGACCCTAAAGTAATTGGTAATGGTTCTATTGGTAACATCATGGTCTATCAATACGAGTATGACATGATGGGACGCCAAGGTATCGGTACAATGTTATCTGGTGTGCAAGTAACTACTCTTAATAAGTACAATCCATCTGCTTCTGGCTTCGATGTAATCGGTGATGCCGAGGAATCTGTTGATGATACAGAAGAAGCATTCTTTTAACTTCTAACCAATACACTCAAGAGAGATTGTCTACACAATAGGCAGTCTCTTTTATTTTTCATATAACAGGATTACTTATGAATGATTACGAAAAAGAAGTAGATATGATAATGGATGATATTCTATTACATGTCCAAGAGCTTCCCTTGAAACCCCAAAGTAAACTAGTGCTATCCGAGGTCATCTCTAAGTACTACTACGAGATGCTTAGTAACCACATGAATGGTAGTTACATAGAGCAAGAGGATAATGATGACTAAGGCTGTAACAGTTATCCTAGCAGTACTTATCTCATTATACTTAGCGGCATCTTTCTTTATATTTGCACTACTAACTGTAATGTTTTAAACAAGGATATTAAAATGACAGATGATAAAATTAACCGTAACCACGTACTAGAATCATCTATTGATTTCCTACTACGCCAGGTTACAAACCAAAGAATACACATAGCTAACTTACTAGCTAAAACAGAAGATAAAGAAAGCTACTACTATCTACAGGAAGTCTTTGATGATATCGAGACATTCCTTGAAGATACTCTAGAAGACTCTAAACAATAATTAAGGTGATTAAAATGACTAAAACTACTAATGAAAACCTAATCCTAAATGCTCTAATTCAAAACGGTAAATTCTGTAAAGTACAGTACCGTGATAACGATGGTAACTTAAGTGTCGCTCATGGTCGTACTGGTGTTACTAAGTACAAACGTACTGGTAAACTAGATTTAAACGACGAGAGATACATCACATTCTACGATTTATCTACAGGGTATGTCAGTGTACCAAAGAACTCTATTGTAAGCGTGAATGGTCTTAATTTACGTGTAGCACATCGATAAACATAAGGAATATAAACATGACTAAACTACTTACCCAGTCTAGCGCAAAGTTAGACAAAAGCCAGAATGATGAATACCTAAACTACATCCAATACTTAGACCCGAACTATAACAAAGATGTTTGTAAGGGAGCCTCTAAAGGTTGTAAGGATACCTGTCTAATCTACAGTGGTCGTATGAAGATGCAGAATGCTGTTAATGCTCGTAAGAACAGAACAGAAATGTACTTCAATGACTACGAGAATTACCTTATCCAACTTACTGATGAGATTGACAAAGCGTATATCAAAGCTGTAGCTCAAGGTAAGCAGTTAGCGATACGTCTTAACGGTACAAGTGACTTAGATTTCAGTTTTATCTACAAGAAGTATCCCCATGTAACTTTCTACGAATATACAAAGAGACCCGACTTCATCAACAAGCTAGGTCCTATACCTAATCTACATCTAACATTCAGTAGACATGAGAAACATAGTATTGAAAGTGTTACTCATGTCTTAAAGAAAGGTGTTAATGTAGCAGTAGTATTCGAGAATGAACCACCAAAGGTATTCAAGGGTATTCCTGTTATCAATGGTGATAAGCATGATAGACGTTTCGAGGACGAACAAGGTGTTATCGTAGGTCTTAAATTCAAAGGTACTAAAATAGCTAAAGCTAATGCTGTTCGTACAGGATTCGCAATAAAAAGAGGTTACTTACAATGAACAATCTAGAACGTATGGAGTTACTATGGGATTACTTAACGGATGTAGAACTCTTCGGAGAGCACTCTTTTATTTATAAAGATGAAATTGATAACGGTGAAGCTTACCTCGATATGGAGGAAGGTTGTATCGTATTACAATTTGAAGGTACACCTTATAAGATTAAATTGGAGGAATTAAAATGAATGATGTAGAAACAACAATAGCTGTAACCTTTATCTCTTTAATATTTGTACTTGCTGCTGTCTTTGTAGCAGTCAATAACCATATAAACAAGTAAGGAAATACAATGCTTCAACTCGACGAACTACCTATTAAAACCCTAATATCAGATTTAGAATCAGCTAAAACTTATAGAGAAAGTGCTGTTAACAAACTATCTAAAAGTTCCACAGATTTTATCTTTATGACATCAGGAGAAGAAATATACGCTGAGTACCTTACTCTTATGCGAAAGATTATAGGCTATCACAATAAAAAAATAATCAAGCTACAAGATAAACTTGATGCTGTAAATAAATTACTAGAGGAGTAACACAATGGAAAAAGTAAACTTGTTCCCAGAGTTCAACACAGTAGATGAAGTAATCGAAAACGGTGATAATGGCTTTAGTGGTGGAGAAAGAATGGCATACATATTAGGTGCTATGTCTATGTACAACACTATGGTCAATATACTTCAAGAAGAAGATTATCAGAAACCTATCTACAAAGAAGAAGAGTTTAAAGATTAGCAACAATATATATAAACATAGTATGCAAAGAGGTATAAACATGATTAATTATAGACCACTAACTGATGAAGAATTAGAAACAGAAGCAGATAAAAGAATCACTAACCTAGTTGAAGAACTAGGAAGTATCTATGAAGAAGCTTTACCTCTGAAATTACTAAACAGATTCTTAAGTGATGTTAATGATTTCGATTGGGAATGTTATATAATCGAAGAGCATATCAAAGAATACGAAGACTATAG